AGTTCTGTTCAAATAACTTAAACGAATCTATCATTTCCGCTCTCCCGCCTAATTGACCTTCAACTCTTATCCCGAAGAACATTGGTGAAGTTATCTTATGTGCTACAAATATTTCTTGCTGAACCTGCTCATTAAGTAGGTTAAATTGCTTGTCTAATTCGTTAGGCTGAATCGGGATTACTGTTGGTGCGTTGTCTACTCTATCTGAGAAGTTAATAATCCATCTTCCTGCGTTGTCTGTGCCTTTGTGCCGTCTGTTTAACCTACGCACTAAGTCTTGCTTTTCATCTTCAGTAGGCTCGCCATTGTTGAAAGACAATATACCACCAAAAAAGAACTCATTGTGCAAGTTGCTTCTATGATAATTTGCTATCTCTACGTCACACTCTACATAAGGAATCGCACCGATGTATTCAGGTAGTGGATAAGTAGCCGTTGCAGGTCTGTAATCTCTGTAATAATATATTTGTGCGCCTACCTTCTTTTCAGGGTTAAAAACCTTGTAACTTTTCTGCTTACTTTTTGGGTCAGCCCAATCGTTTGAAAAGTAGAACTCGGTGTTGTCTACATTTGAACGAATCTTGCTAAAGTCCATGTGATAAATCTCGGCAATGCTTTCACCTACTCTATCCCAAATCACTTGCAAGGCATAACCGCCATACAATAACTTGTCTAAAATGCACTTATTGAATATCTCATCTAATGAATCAAATCTGTTTGCGTTTGCAAATAAATCCCAAACGCCTTCCATCTTCAAACCTGAGCCATAAACGTAAGTTTGCTTGCCTGTTAATATAGCGTTATGTTTTGCTGACCGGTTAAACAAGTCTACAAGGTATAATGGATATAAATTATCCGAACCGAAGTTAACGTACTTCTTATTCTTCTCCTGATAAAACTCTGGCGTTTTGTACTTGTCAATATCTTCGCCTGCAAACTGAACTCTACTCATAAATCTTGATTTGGTTGGTTGGTAATTCGTAAATAGTTAAATCTTGCTCAGAATAACCATACTGAACATTCCCTACTTCTAATATTATAGCACCCTCAGGCGGTGTTAAACTTGGTGTTGATAGTTGGTAAACTTGGTAAGAATATAAACCCTCAATAGGTAGGTTAAACTCGCCTGCGTTATTGTTAGGGTTGGTCTTTATTGTCCAAGTGAATTTATTGTAACGCTCTTTGTATTGTGAGGTATCAGTAGCGATAAAATAAACTGTTGCATTTGTCTGAATTGAACTAAGGGCAAATAAAAAGATAGGGTTACTTATTGTCACCTTTTCTGTAAGTGTTAAGATTACGTTGTTTGCCCCTTGATTTAGTATCACCATAATTATAAATATACTTTAGCCTAAATATAATAAAAAAGGCTACCATATAGGCAGCCTCTCTTATACAACTAACATCGAAAACTAACTAACTATCGTAAATGAAGTGATAGCTGAAACTTGGTCCATTGGATTTTTCTCCATACCTGTTAAAGCTAATTGATAACCTTGAAATTCGCCCATAGCTGCACCACTCATCGCAGTACCGCCTGAACACTCTAACCCATAAGTTTCGCCCAACATAAAGAAAGTGCCATCGTGTGTTTCTACGATTACTACGTTTCTTCTTTTAGCTATTGTAGCTAATTTGTTTCTAGTGGCTTGGGTTAATTTTGTAAATTCTAAACTCAATAACTGAGTATAAAATAAAGTACCTACCTCTGCATTTGAATTAATAGTCTCGGTAAAGTTATTTTTACCTTGTGGTAATAATTCATAAGCATAGAAAGAGATACCGCTTACACTTGTAATAACTCCCGAAGCGTTTGTTCCTAATGTCATAGCACTAGGTTCAGCGTTTCCAAAGTATACTTTCTTTATACCACCGATTGCATCTTTACAATCTAATGTATATCCTGATGTGATTGCACAACTCATTTTTTATCTCCTTTTTGTTAAAAAATATAAGGGGAGATTTTACCCTCCCCTATGAACTAAGCCAATGTGAACTTAACGATTTCTTCAGGGAATGCAATCTGCACACCTGCTTTGAACGCTACGTTGTAACGAACTTCCATTGCTTCTTTAGCATAGAAGATTTCGAAGTTATCTTCTTCGCCTAACAAGTCAGTTCCGAAGAAAATGTTTGACAACTGAGCGGCAAAGATTCTGTTTGTAGAATTTAAACCATTTAAAGCTACTACTGTCAAGTTAGTGCCAGGAATAACGATTTCAAAATTACTTGCAGAAGAATCTGTGTTGTAATGGAAAAGGTTAGCGTTGGTTAAAGCCATTTGGTAAGTTCTGAATGTGTTCATTCCTACCATGATTTTAACGTCTGCTTTGCCTAACAATTCAACAGGTAATGCTCTGTAAACACCTTGCATGATTGCAATTACATTGTTTACTGTGATACCACCTGAAACGCTGTAAGGTGCGCCTGTCATAAATCCACTTACGTTTGCTTCAATTACACCTGATGCAGCATCAATGATTTTAATTAAACCATCAAAACGAGCTAATGCTTGGTTTCCGCTTGAAGTGTTACCTTGCCATACACCTGTCTCTAATTGCTCAGCGATTAAGCCTGTTTTGTACTCACCATACTTTTGCTCGAAAGGAATAGAATCATCCTTTGAACCTCTAGGCAAAGTTAACTGAAGATACTTTGTGTTTAAGTCTTTAGGGCATAATGCCTCTTGAACTTTGATTGCAGCAACAGTAAGAGTACGACCTGAGAAGGTAGTAGTTCCACTTGCTGACCATCCGCAAGAATCTGCTTGGAATACCGCATCGGTATCCATAGTGTTTACTTGCTGAGTAGATTTAACTCCAATTTGAGGAGTAAATAAGCTAATAGACTTAGCACCGAAAAGGGCTTTAGTTAATAGCTGGGTTTCGTTTGCTTTAGTATATGCTGCTAAAGCGGTTACATTAAATGCCATAATTTTTTATTTTGTTTTTAAATTTTTAAGTGCTTCTGCAAAATCGTTTAATTTCTCATCTTGTTGTTCTTTTGAAACTTTCATAGAACTGAATAGTCCGCTTTTTTCGGCAGGTTCTTCGCTTGGGGATTTAGCTATTTTGTCTACTAAATCAACTAATTGAACAAATGCTTCTTTGTGGTTGTTGATTGCGCTCATAGCTTCTTCAACTTTTTCTTCCATTTTAGTTTCGCCCATTTTCTTTTCTAACATTTCAATCTTAGTCATACACTCTTTAAGCATACTAACAACCGATTTCATGTCATAGTCTTCAGATTCAATTTCGGCTTCAACCTCAGGGTCTTCCGCTAATTCAATTTCAATTTCTTCTTCTTCTTCTTTAGCAGGTTCAATGTTAATAACTTTACCATCGGCAACAGTTACAATCTCGCCACTTTCTAAAGTGTGGTCACCATCTGGTGCAGGTATTTTACCTTCTTCGCTAATCACCATTAAGTCTGCTCCTAGTAATTCACCATCCCAAGTTACGATTGTAACTCCATCGGCTAACTTAGCCTCTTTGAATTCTTGCTCAGGCTTTTCCATACCTAATGCAATCTTGATTCTTTTAATAGCTTCTTGTGCTTCCATAAATGTAAATATTTGTTTTTTTTATTGTTTTAATTTATCTTACTTTTTCTAGTATTGCTAGTATCTCATCTAGCTGCTTATTTGCGTGGCTTATCTTCTTTTCAATAAACTCTCCCTCAACTGAAAAGCCGTTAAATACACCTGTTTTAATGTAGTCATCCCACACTTTGTCATTGTCTACTTTGCAGGATATAAACCAACTGCCTTCACTTAACTCCTCAAATCCCATTGGCGTTTTAATACCACGCTCAGAATCAATAATCATAGATTCAATTAAGTACACGCCATCCGCTAATAAGTTCTTGCGGTGCATAATGTTAAAGTTGTTAGAATATTGATTTCTAAAAAACTTCTCTACCACGCTCTTAATGGTTTCGGCTTTGAACATAACGTAATATTCTGAGCCATCTTTGCGCCTTCTATAAATCGGTAAGTTAGCAACCATAGCAGGTCCGCTAATGATTCTCTTTTCTTTGTCTGCCGTGAATTTAAACTCAGTCTTTTTATCTATTTGGCTAAGTTTTCTTTGCGCCCACTCTACACCTGCATCGCCTCCCCAAGCTAACCACATCAACCTGCCGCAACCATCGCCTAATTCTTTTTGAGAGTTTTGTCTGTGGCGTTCAAAGGCTGCCATTCGTGCAATGGTTTCTCTTGTGATTGCTTCACCTTTAGCTAACTGATTTGCTCGTGCTTTACCTACTGCCGTTCCACAATCGCCCCATCCGTTTTCCTCTGCATATCTCAAAGCTATTTTAGCGTTTTCTTTTGCTGCCTCTGGATAGTCTGCGTAGCTATCTTGAAAGTTTTGGAACGCCTGCCAATTCTTTTTTATCGCAGGGTCATCTACTAGCGCAATAAAGTCCACGCCTGATTCATCTTCCAAATCAATAAATAGTTCGTATAATGGTAACTCCATGTTTTTAAATATTATTTTGATTGTTTATTTTAACCTATCGTAGCCTTTGCTTGGATGCTGCTTACTCTATTTTGCGAAGTAGTTATATCGGATTCAGTAACGAACACTCGAACCATGCCGCCCTCGTTTGTGGTTCTTAATGGGTCTTCATTGCCTAACATTGTGAATCCGCTTGAAGGTCTTGTAGTAGGTAGGCTCATTGATGGCATACTACCGCCACCGCCACCGCCTGCACCGCCTGAGTTTGGAACTTTTACTGCTAAAATATTTCTAACTGCTGCGAATCCTTGTAAACCTATTGCTATTGAAGATGCTATTGCCAATGGTGTATTTGCTGCGTTTGCTGCCAATGTTTTTGCGATAGCTGTATAAGTTGCTATTGTCGCACTTGCTACTGCCAATGCTTTTCCTGCTGCTGTGTCCTTACCTGCTATTTCTGCTGCTGCACCTAAAATTGAACTATAAGCATCTAATAAAGCAACCTTTGCATCCTTTTCTTTTTGTGCAATAGCTACTGATGCTGCTGCTGTTTCTTCATCGGATAATTGTTTCTTTTTATTTAATTCAATTAATGCTGCAACTCGTTCTTCTTCTGATAAGGTTTCATCGGCTGCAATACTTCTTAAATCTGCTATGTGTGCGGCATATTGTTCTCTATCTGATTCATTTAATGATGCTGTTCTAGCCCTATCGTTTTCTAATTGCTTGGCTTGTTGGTCATCGTATTCTTTGGCTCGGTCTGCTCTATCTTTGCTTTCGGCTTCTTCTCTTTTCTTTTCATCCTCTTTAATTTTTAATCTTTCGGCTGCTCTTTTTTCTTCCTCCGCTTTTATCTTTTCTTCCCTTGCTGCTTGTGCGTTTTCTATCTTAATTTTTCTCTCATCTAAAGCACCTTCTTCACCTTTTCTTTTTTCGTAGTTTTGTTGTAATTTAGATAAAGCCCCATCCAACTCATTTGATAGGTTGCCTAAACTTTCAATGCTTGCACCATTTTGAATAGCTAAAATTTGCTTATAAGTTGCTCCGTAACCTTTTGCCTTTTCGACTAGCATCGAGGTTTCAAATTTAGATATTTGTTTAAGTTGCTCAATTTGCAAACCTTGTAATCTGGTAGCTTCTTTTATTAACTCATTTGCTTCTTTATCGCTTATAGATTTATTTTTAGCTTGCTTTAATAACTTATCAATCTGAACTTCGTAATCTGTTTGCTTTAAGTTTAAGGCATCAATGTTATCTTCATAAGTTCTTTGCATTTGAGAGGCTCTTTCCATCGCTTCTGCTTGTTCCCCTATTGCCTCAGTTGTAAATCCTGTGCCACTTGCAAAACTAAACATTGCACTTTGAAGCCCTCTAAACGCTCCACTTAAATAAGCTATTTTATCACCTATGTAATCGGTAATTGGTGCAAAGTCTTTAAATATGGCTACAAGTCCTGCCACCGCAACCGATACTGCTGCAAATATTACGCCTAAAGGATTGGCTAATAAAGTAGTGGTTAAAGTTCTTACTGTGCCTATTAAATTTTTAACTCCACCTGCAGCCTGC